TGGTATGTGTCACAGCCAGTCAGTTGAACAGAAGTGCCACACAGGAACAAGAACATGATCACAGCATGATCAGCGGTGGCATATCCAAGATCCAAACAGCAGATAATGTGATATCGATCTTTGCCAGCGCAGCTATGAAGGAGCGCGGACAATATCAGATACAGTTTCTCAAGACACGCAGTTCCAGCGGCGTGGGTAGCAAGGTCTATCTGGGCTTTGATCAGAACACGCTGAAGATATTTGACTTGGATGAAGAACAGCAGAACATGCTGCAGGGAGGCGGTGCTGGCGCAGATGTGTTCAACGATCTGCGCAGGAAAAATCTCAATCCCCCGCCTAAGGGCATGACAGACACGCCCGCAGCTGCTAGACCCGGAGTGGATATCAGCAAGAGCCTGGGTCAGCTCAGCAGCTTAACAAGCTTGATTAGGCGTTAGTGAGAGGCTTCTTGTAGATCTGGCGCAGGCGATTAACTACTTTTTGCGCGTTGCTGGAGTCTGTGCTCATCAGCTTGGTGAAAGCAGCGGCTAGTTCTTTCAATTGATCTGGATCTGTAGGTTCCGTGCCGCTTCTTAGCTGATTAAACGCAGTTTTGAACAACTTGGCATTCTGTAATCCTAAATCATCTGCCAACGAGCCCAGGCTGAACTTCTCTGCAGCAGTATCACGAGGTTCGGTCATGACCTTCTCAATGTCTGCATCATCCTGAGGTTGATCTTCTGTGCCAGCCTCTGGTTCCGGTGCTGGTTCTGTGGGAGCTGGTTCTTTGGCTGGTGCTTCTGGATCAGTAGTAGCAGCTGCATCATCAGTGCCCAGTATACCAGCATCTGCCTCAGCAAGGCGGCGCATCAATTCGCGCATAGCATCTGACTGCAGTGTGATGTTCATGGTCGACTCCGGATGGTTTACAAAAGGTATTTATAGGGCAGCAGGCTCTAACTAAATAATCAACCTATTACGAGGATCACCATGGCTGATAAGATCAACAGCTTCATAGACGAATTGGATAAGTTCGTCCCTGCCAAGAGCAAACACACGGTCATTGAGAGCCGAGCTAGCCACATCATTGCCAGTGCTATCAACCTTGTGCAGCTGATCCGAGAAAGCTATCCAGAAGAAGAAGCTCAAGATCTTATTAAAAGATTGCATCGCAGCATCATGAGCGAAGATCAGCGCAAATTTGGTAGAAAGATCAAAGAACTCAGAGGGAGCGAACGATGAGAGTTAGCGACTACTCTCCTGATACTCAGCAAGAAATACAGGAAGTCTGGGCACAACTTGGTACTTGGTTGCGTTCCGTAGTCCCTGGTAAAACAGGTGAGATGGCAGGCGGTGAGAAAGAAATGACAGCATATGCCAATGATTTCAGCAACAAGATGCTGAAAGTAGCTGGTAGGTACAAGGATCAAGATGATAAACCGATTACGAGAAACACTCTCAACCAATTACCTGCCAGAGCTCCATATCTTTTCATGAAGGGTATAATGAAGCTAAATGATGGCGACATACAGAATATATTGAAAGCACTAGCTGCTAACAAGAAATTAAAATTAGCAACTCCTCCTGGTCTCACCCCTGCCAAGCTTAAAGATAGTGATGAGACCATACAGGATATCTGGGGTGTTGGTGACGGTAAGACGGCTGAGATAATGATTGACAAGCTGATAAGCATTGCTGCTATACGCAAAATGGAGATAGATTATCTATCTGATCCTGAGCATAGAGATCAAACAGCAGGCGGTGCAACACGACAGGGTAGCGCAGCAACAGCAGGTGGCGCAGCAAAAGCAGGTGGCGCAGCAACAGCAGGTGGCGCAGCAACAGCAGGCGGTGCAACACGACAGGGTAGCGCAGCAACAGCAGGTGGCGCAGCAACAGCAGGTGGCGCAGCAGCATCTCCTGCAAACTTACAAAGTTCATATACTAAAATAGCTGCTGCACAACAGGCATTGAGACAATTGGCAGGCGCAGCATGAAAGCACATGAATTCAGAGACGAACTATTTGAATCTCTAACATATGACACTGATGCTAGGGCATTGCGTCAGCTCACTGAGATGCGAGACAATTTTGTTAAACCATACAGAGCTTGGTTAAACAAGAATCTAAACGAAAATCGCCTATTGGAAGCAACTGCGATAGATCCGGGTACCTATGCAAAGATAATGGCAGATTTCAATGCAATGAAGCCTGCTGAGCAGCCTAAGGCTACCAGCTTGGGTGACATCGTGCCTGAGAAACTGCAGCATCAGTTCTATGACAAGATACCAGACGCCAAGCAGAGCACACCTGTCAAGGGATTTGCTGACAAGATCAAAACTGCATTGTCAGCAGTGAAAGATGCTGCTGCCAAGCAAGAGTTAATGAAGCTGGCGCAGACTGCTGTAAAAAATCCAGCATTACAAAGCCTAGCATTGACAGCTATATCAGGTGCAGCAGGTGCAGCAGTGTTAATGACCACAGCAAGTCCCCAGGCGGCAGGCGCAGTAGCTGGCGGTCTAGCCAGCATAGCTCGTGCCAAGATGGCAGGACAGGACTGGAAGTCAGCTGCCAAAGCTGGCGCCAAGGGCGCTGCTATGGGCCTAGCTGCTGGTGCCATAGGCGGCCTAGCAGCCAGTGCAGTTGGTCAACTAGGCCACATGATGATGGCCAACACCAGCACTAATGCTCCGGTGGCGGATCCTCAGCATCACAAAGACATGGAAGACATGCTAGGCGATCTCAAGCAGATGGCCAAGGATGGTAAGATAACGGACCATGCTAGCTACGAAAAAGCCCTTGATACCGTGATCAAAAACGCAGGAGAATCTGATCTCAGGGCGGAAGTAGACCGAGATGAATTGGATATGTTTGCAGGCGCGGCAGCAGCAGAGGCACACGGTGGTCAGTTGGGCGGAGGTAGTGCTGCCATAGAGAAAGCCTTTGTGGAGCTGAACAATCCAGAAGCTGCCAAAGGCTTTGATCAAGACATTGAAAATGCTGCAAAATTTCGTGATGAATACAACAAGGCTGTGCCAGGTAATACTGCGAATAATCAGTCACAACCTAGTTACAAGCCGAGAGTTCAATCATCTAAGACGGTGAATGACATCAACGATTTCGAAGAATCTTTTGCTGTAAACCACGGACTACGAGTATTATTAGAAGCCGGACCTGCAACTGATGAGGATCTATATCTAGCCCAGAAGAAAGCTGGATTCAGCGATGAGCAGATAAAATCAGTGTTTGACAAGTACGGGCTTGCACTGCCTGCTATAGCAGACAATGCGGCCAAGAAAGAACCAACACTGGCAAAACCAGGAACAGCACAACAGCCAGGTCAACCTCAGTCACAAGCAGCAGCGTCAGAACAACCAGCAGCAGCACCTGCTCAAGCACAAGCTTCAGTTATCAAGACTGGTGATGCAGAACTAGATAAAGAAGTAAACGACAAGCTAAGCAAAGAAGGCAAGTCTGCTGCAGAAGCCTATCTGCGTGAAATCATATGGCAAGAACAGCAAAAGTTACTGAGCTCGGCACAGGGTATCCGCAGTGCCATAGCTAAGCTTAAACCTGCACAGGCAAAGCAGATAGTTGATATCCTGAAGACGCAGAAGATCACAGAAGCTACACGGTCATCTCATCCTAATATCATACAGCAGATTGCCTTGGCAATTGCCAAACAAAAGCCAAATGCTCGTGTGGCCATACTACAGGATCTAAAGCTCATAGCTGGTATAGCTAAATCTAAGAAACCAGCAGCAACCAAAGCTGCACCTGCTCAACCAACAGCTCCTGCTCAACCAGCAGTCCCTCCTGCAGGATCGCAGCTTGAAGGACGTCAACTTGCGCCACGCTGACATACTCATACCTCAGCGTTGGTTCATAACAGAAGCCAAGGCTCGAATAGATCATCCAGAAGACCTGGTGTTTGAAGAAGGTTCCGCAGGTGCTAACCGCGCCTTAAATGCGCTGGTGCATGCTGCCGAACAGCCTCATACTGTGACCATTAAATGGGACGGTAGTCCAGCTATAATCTTTGGCCGAGATGCTGAAGGTTTTACTCTAACTGATAACAGCGGATTTCGCAGCAAGAAACCAGGAGGCATGCCGCGCAGTGCCGGTGATCTAAATACCATGCTGTTCATGCGCAAGCCTGATGAACCTAATAGGCAAGATTATGCCAACAGCATAGCTAGTTTATACGGCATGTTAGAACATGCAATGCCTGATGATAAGCAAGAATATCTGCAAGGTGATGTGCTTTGGACTGAAACACCTCCGGTGATAGATGGAAATTATGTATTCAAACCTAACAAGATAACCTATCGCATTCCGATTGATAGTCCTCTTGGTAAACGTATTGCTAAAAGCAAGGCTGGAATAGTAATACACAGCAGGTTCGATAGCAAAGACGACGACGAACCTCATGCGATAGGAGACATAGCCGGCACAGGCTTACAGGAGGTTCCTGGTTTGGTAGTGATGAGCCCTGAGATCCGAGACCTTGAAAGCGTAACTCTACCAACCGCAGCAATCAAGACTTTGCGCAACTTTATAAACAGCAATAGTGCTAGCATGGACAGGTTTCTTGATCCTGCAAGCTTAGCAGCTAGACAGTTAACCAATATACCAGATCTAATGAAAAAATACGTGAATAGCAGGGCATATGTAGGCACACATGGCCTCGAAGACGCTGCCGCTGGTTTTATAGATTGGGCCAAACATAACACAAAAGATCTCACTGATCGCAAGCGCGATAATCTATTGAACTGGATTAACGAGAATCCCAAAGGTTATGGAGCAACTTGGATGATAGCAGACAAGTTAACTGGTTTGAAAGATATATTACGGCGCAGCGTTGACACGCAAGTGGGTAGCACAGTAAAAGCTGACCTTAGAGACGTACCGGGGCACGAGGGTTACGTTGCAGACACACCAAGCGGTAAGATCAAACTGGTCAACAGACCTCACTTCATGAAGAAGGATTGAACCTATGCGAATTAGAGATCTAACAAAAAAAAACGGCGAATTTCCTGATATAAAAGAGAGCGCTAGCGGTGGCTCTACATCAGCAGGCAGCGTAGCAAGCATTGCTAATCCCATGGGTAAGATCAACCGTCGTCCCAGTCTCTTTGGTTATATTCCCTCTGAAGAACCAGAAGACAAGCCAAAGACCAGCAAGAAATCCCGTAAGCGCAGCTGATGTAGCCTGCGGTATAAATAATCTCAGCAAAACAATTTTGCATTAACTCTTAAGGAGAGAGAAAATGACCGATCAAGTAAATGGTAATTACCAGGCTGGTTCGTTCCTCAGTGGACAGCCACAGTGGTGGGCATTTGCCACCGTAGCTCCTGTTAGCCAGACCAACGTTGACACTCCAGTTGTTGACCTTCCTGGTTATCAGACTTATGCTACCCTTGGCACATGGACCAACGTCACTGTAACCAACGGTGCAGGTGTGCCAACAACCTACAGCAGCCTTAACACATACCTCAATGCGTTCTACGCACAGCAGAACATGAACCTCATCGTTAACACGTTCGCTGCTCGTGGTAACCCAGTGCAGGTTGGTGCTAGCTACTTCTCAAGCAAGAGCATCAACGGTGCAACAGTAGTTGGCAACAGCGCATATTGGGCAGATGCTGGTTATACCAACAACATTGCTACCCCAACCTCAATATTTGGTTCTAACTATGCTGCATCAACAATCTTCACGATCGTTACCATCAGCACAGAAAAGAACAATGAATGGGAACTCAATGGTTACTACAACTATGGTACCGGTGCAGCTGCAACGACACCAGACAATACCAATGCAAATGGTTACAACGTCCTCAGCAGCAACACGCTGTACGGCGGTCTTGATGGTCTAGCTTGCTACGATTATCAGAGCGGCCAGGTATTGAACGGTTCTACACAGAACAGCAACAGCCCATTCGCAACGTCGAACACTGTTGCTCCTTATCAGAGCACCTTCATCACCAGCAGCACAGCCAACACCAACATCATGGCGTCGCTGAACATGATGCTCCCAGGCAGCTTGGTCTAATAGATCAACCTACAGGGTATCAACACAGAAAGGGCACCTCCGGGTGCCCTTTCGCATGAATAGGCACTAAATATCACACGGGGAGAGCAAGCAATGCTGCTGGATGAAGTATTTGAAAGTGTCAAGCGCATCAAGCGAGCCTGGGTCCGCAAGGATGGTCAGCTTGCTAAGGTTGATCGCGAAGTAGGACCGCAGCGCGATCTGCCTAAGATGCATAAACCACTGTTCCCTATAAAGAAACCAAGGTATGATGATCCCAATGCTTGAGTTCATACGTACCATAACCTCGGAGGATGATGACATGAGACGTCTCAAGAAGTTCGCACAGGTAGATCTCAATGGCGCAGAAGGTCTCTATGAGACCACTGCTGACCGTTTCAGTCGCCAAGCGAAACATCATCTCAGCCAAGGAGAGATCGCAAGTGCTGTCTTGATACCTCAATATGAGGTAGGCGAACAGGTCATATACGAAGGTAAGATAGCACAGGTGCATATAGCACAAGGACCGCGTAATACTGTAGGTATAATAGATAAAGGACACCTCAAGATGGTGCATGAGAGCAAGATAAACAAGAAGCTAGAAGAAGGTGTGATGGGCAGCGTGCAAGCTATGCCTGCTATAAATCGCATGATGCAACTAGCAGGATTAGAACACAGCGGTTCTACCGTAGCAGAAGTTATGTTAGAAGATGCTAGCGGGGATATGTTAGGTAAGCTAGTTGCACAAGCCGAACTAATGCCCCAATATAAAGGCAACGCCGAAGCAGCAAGATTTTATGTTATCGGATCTCTTCTAAGTGCTATTGGTAATGCCGTAAAGGCAAATCCACCTCAAACGGTGGACGGTCAAAAAAAACAACAAGAACTAAATGCCTTAGCAGTAATGGGAGCTGATCTCATAAAGAGCGCACAGGACATGACCAAAGCCAAGGCAGCTCCGGCAGCAGCAGGGACAGTAGCAACAGAATGAAGTTCCTTGAGATCACAGGCGGATTGATGGTGCCAGTCAGCAATGACGAGATGCTGGTCAGCGAGCGCGTGCGCGGACATGGTGCTCCGCTGCCTCGCAGGGAACTGAATGAGCGCGAGCAAGAGCTTGCTCGACAACTAGTGTTCAGAGGTGTGCTGGACCGTGCGTTTATTGACGGTCGCACCTATTATACATACAATGATATTGAGTACGTGGAGAGAGACTGATGACTGTTGTCACTGATGCAGAACGCGAGGCAATGGCCCGCATGATGGCCATAATGAATGGTGAGGCACCACCGGCTCCTCGTGTCAATGGTAATCAGATGGTCACAGAGAGCCTCAGCACTGAAGGCGGACCAGGCAGCCCTAGCCAAGCAGAAGTGCATGCCATGGCTCGAGTGCTGGAGAATCTCAACAAGGTCACCAATGAAGTGATAATGGAGAGCAGTGCTGATGAGAAATTAGCAGTACGTACACGCCGAGATACCAGCAGCGTCAGCGTTGGTGAGTATAAGATAGAAATACATCTGAACGAGCAACGTGCCGCAGGCAAGCAATACTATAGCATAGAACATAGTGGTACTGGTATCGTGATTGCCAATGACATCACACTGTATGAAGTAGCACTGGCTGCAGTCAAGATGCTGAACAGTCACAAGTATGTGAACAATCCAACTGTGCGCCGATTGTTTGAGCTTGACGATCATTACACCAGCTGCAAGATTGATGCCATGAGCAGCAAGCAGGCACAGAAGCGTGCCGAACAGCGCGGTGACATGATCAAGGAAGATATCTACGCAACCAAGTTCCAGAAAGCCCTTGATACTGCTGGAAGCATCAAGCGCGACATAAAGGCGATCCTCGAAGATGCCGGTAAAGCTAACCGATAAAGCCATAGAACGTTTTGGTCAGCTGCGTGCTACCAGCGCAGGCGATCCGCGAATAGAAATACGCGCTGGCGGCTGTAATGGTTTTGAGAAGCGATTCAGTTGGACCGTGGACCGTTATGATGATGATATGATATTAGAAACAGCATCAGGTCCGGTGGTCATTGACAGCATCAGCTATGACATGTTAGACAATGCTGTGGTAGATTATAAAACTGATCTAGCCGGAGCGTATTTTGTCATAGACATACCAGAAGCGGCTAGCACCTGTGGTTGCGGCACCAGTTTCAGCCTTTAATAACTCAGTATTCCATCCCTGCTATCGCTAAATAAATACCAGCAATCCAAGCAATAAGGCCGGCTGGCCAGGAGAGGTTTCCATGTTCGTTGATGATGTAAA